TCGTTTTTTTAAAAGAGATTCTACAAAAGCGAATCAATTAACTTTGTACTCACATAAAGAAAAAGAGTTTTGGTTTTGGATGTCAACATGGGCATTGTTTTTAACAAAACCATCTGATCTTGGATATGATGATTCTGGATATGATTTGCCGGAAATGGAAATAATATATCATAAAATAGAAGTAGATCACTCTACGGCCGGAGCAGATCAAGATGGACAGTTTAAATTATTTAGAGATGCAGCACTTGGTTTAAAAGATGCATCAAAAGAAAAAAGAGATTCGAGAAATGTTCGTATTGATAAAGCTGTTGAAATTTTAAAAGAAAGCCCAGATGATAATTTTCTACTTTGGCACGATTTGGAAAATGAAAGACATATAATTCGTAAGGCATGGCCACAAGCCGTGGAAGTTTATGGATCTCAAAAATGGGAGATACGTGAAAAGAACATTGAGGATTTCTCGAAAGGCAACATTCAATATTTAGCGACAAAAAAGTCAATTTCCGGCCAGGGATGCAATTTTCAATATCATTGCCACAAAGCTATTTTTATTGGAATAGATTATAGATTTAATGATTTTATTCAAGCCGTTCACAGGGTATTCCGCTTTTTACAAGATAAAAAAGTTGAGATTCACATAATTTATATGGAAAGTGAGAGCGAAATTATGAAAAAATTATTAGAGAAATGGAAACAACACGAAAAACTTGTCAAGCAAATGACAGACATAATAAAAGAAAATGGACTTGGAACGATTGACGTTGAAAAGAAATTGAAAAGATTTATTCAATTTGATACAAAAACAGAAGCCGGCAAAAATTGGAAAGCCGTGAACAATGATTGTATTTTTGAATGTTTGCAAATGCCGGCAAATTCCGTTGATTTAATTGTAACGAGCATACCGTTTTCAAATCATTATGAATATACGCCTACATACAATGACTTTGGGCATACCGAAAGCGACGATAATTTTTTTGACCAAATGGATTATTTGACGCCTGAGCTTTTGCGCATTTTAAATCCGGGTCGCGTTGCTGCAATACATGTAAAAGATAGAATCTTATTTGGCAACGCTACTAAACTTGGAATGCCAACAGTAAATCCGTTTCACATGAAAACAGCATTTCATTTTTTAAAACATGGTTTTGTTTATATGGGCATGATAACAATAGAAACGGACGTTGTAAGAGAAAACAATCAAACATATAGGCTCGGATGGTCTGAGCAATGTAAAGACGGTTCAAAGATGGGTGTTGGTTCCCCTGAATATTTATTATTATTTCGCAAACTTCCCACTGATTTATCTACGGCTTATGCAGATACACCTGTTGTAAAATCAAAGAACAAAGACGGCTTTAAATGTCCGGAATGTGGAATTGTTAGAGATATTGAATATTTCAAAGCGCAAGAAACATTTATAAACGAAGATAAAGAAAGGATGTTTTGCCCTAAATGCGAATCATATTTTAACGAAAATGCTTTATTGCAAGCAGATGAATATTCAAGGGGTCAATGGCAAATAGACGCAAGAGCTAAATGGAATAGCTCTGGAAATAGATTTCTTGCATCTGACGAAATAGCATCTCTGCCGATGGATGTAATTAATAAACATTATACGAATTACGCAAAAGACAATGTTTATAATTATGATAGACATATTGAAATTGCTAAATATCTTGAAGTATCTGGTCGTTTGCCAGCTACCTTTCAAACGCTAAACATTCCAAGTCGATTTGAATATGTTTGGCATAATATTAACAGAATGAGAACGCTGAACGGCGAGCAGTCTCGAAAAAATCTTGCAATGCATATTTGTCCTTTGCAATTTGACATTGTAGACCGTGTAATTAATAGATATTCAAATAAAGGCGATACCGTATTTGATCCTTTTGCCGGGTTAATGACGGTTCCATATCGAGCATTGAAAGTAGGTCGTAAGGGTATTGGAGTTGAATTAAATGTTGAATCATTTCGAGATGGAATTAGATATTTAAAATCAATGGAACAAAATGTAGAAAGCACTACTTTATTTGACGTATTTGATGAATTTGCAGAAAAAGAGGTATCAAATGAAAGCGAATGAATACCAAAGACAATGAGTACTACATTTTAAATTATTTTTGAAATAACTTAAAAAATGCCTATGTTATCATATATGCAAGGCATCCCCAGCTTTGCGACTCGTTTCTTACTCCTTTAATAAAAGCCCTGAGTTGCTCGCTTGGGGCTTTTTTATTAAATAAAAGACTGTAATTTATTGTTTTAGAATAAAATGATATTGTGTGCTTCCACGGGGAGGCGTAATAGCCTGGTAGAAGTTGACCTACTCAGGGCGGGCAAAAATGAAAGTCAGCATGAACCGCTCTCTCCCTGAAAGCACATTAAACAAATATAAACCAGCGAAGTGATTGTATGGAAGAAACAATGGATAACGATGAAAAAACTCTTGAAAAATTAACCGAAAAAGAACAGCTCTTTGTATATCTTTATACAACGTCTACAAATTTCAATGCAACAAAGGCCCACGAACTTGCAAGGTATCGAGCGGCCGACAACAACGCAAGGCGAGCAGCAGCATCAAGGTTACGTGCAAAAGCCAACATTTCAAAAGCAATAAACGATATATTACAAAAAGAGCACGCGGATAACATAGAACTAAAAACAAAGATACGCCGCAAATATGAAAAGATATCCGACCTTACAATTACTGAATTCCTTGTATTTGGGGCCGAGCCAGTAGATGGATCTAAGTTTGATCAATCGTTTGTCGTTCTTAAAAATATGGAACAAGTCAATCCTGAATATATAGATTGCATTAAAAAGATAAAGCAAACAAATCAAGGCTATGAAATAGAGCTGTATAGCGCAATGGATGCAATGGCAGAGCTTCGCAAGATGTACGGCTTTGATGAACCAATAAAGACTATTAATGAACATAGTGGAAATGTGAATATGTCTTTTGTTGATTTAGTGAAAGCGGCAAATGATAACAAATGAAGATAAAAGTCTTTTTTTTGAGTATCAAAGTGACTGGAATCGTTTCGCCAAAGAGATTCTTGGCGTTCGGCTTGATAGGAAACAAAGAAAGATTTTATCCGCTATTCAAGAGAATAAACGTGTTTCGGTACGGTCTGGACACGCAAGGGGAAAAGACTATCTTGCAGCCGTTGCAAGCCTATGTTTTCTGTATCTAAACTACCCATCAAAAGTTATTAGCACCGCACCAACAGGGCGCCAAGTAACAAGCATAATGATGGCAGAGATAGGAAAGATGCACCAAAATGCTAAAGTAAGGCTTGGGGGCGAAGTCCTGGCAAGCAAGATAAAATTTGAAGGTAATCCCGACTGGGTATTAGAGGGATTTAAAGCTTCAGATAAGAACACGGAAGCCTGGACGGGATTTCATAGTCCGAGTTTAATGGTAGTAGCTACGGAAGCGTCCGGCCTTGCACAAGAGAATTTTGATGCTATAGAGGGATTGCTAACAGGTGGGAACTCAAAACTTGTTTTAATCTTTAATCCTAATCAAGCAATGGGCGAAAGTTATCGATCTACAAGGGATAAAAGCTATGTGAAGTTTTGTTTAAGTTGTTTAGATGCACCAAATGTAAGGGCTAAAAAAAGCCTTATTCCAGGGCAAGTAGATTATGAATGGGTTGTTGACAAAATAGATAGATGGACAACAAAAATAACCAAGGATCAATTTGATTCCTCAAAATATGATTTTAAATTTAACGGGGAATTGTACAGACCGAACGATCTTTTTAGAATTAAAGTATTGGGCCAATATCCGTCTGAGTCGAGTGATCAGTTAATACCTATAGCGTGGATAGAGGCGGCATTTGCACGGCATGAAAAGATTGAATCTTTTGATGATGATTTTGTTATCGGCGTTGATATTGCGGGAATGGGACGGGATGAAACTGTTTTCACTTATAAGCACGGGAACGCAATAAAGAAAGTAGATTCTTTTTCTCGTCAAGATCACATGGAAACGGCGGGCAGAATAAAGAATATAATAAAAGATGGCGGCACGGCTAACATCGATACAATTGGCGAAGGATCTGGATTGTATTCAAGGTTAACCGAAATGGGTGTCAGTAATGCCGTAAGCGCAAAATTTAGCTACAAAGCAGAAGATGATAATGGAAATAAACTGAATGATTTTAGCGGAGAATTGACGTTTGCGAATATGCGAGCCTATTGTTTTTGGGCTATTCGAGACGCTTTAAATCCGCAAAATGGAATAAACCTTGCCATTCCTTTCGATGAAATGTTGTCACAAGAATTGACAGAAACAAAGTTTAAGTATCGCTCGGACGGC